CGTACTGCTTGTTTTACCGGCGGAGGAAATCGGCATGGTCGGCACGCATTACAACCAATGAACCAATGAACCAATGAACCAATGAACCAATGAACCCAACATTATTATTAATTACTAATTTTTAATTACTTAATTAATTATAATATAATAATAATTAATAATAAGAGTGGTGATATTTAATATATATACAATACAATACTATTTTAATTTGACGCAATGAATATAAATTACAGCCCAACTACCAGCGTGGAAAATCCGACATTTGGGATCGTCGATGCGAATAAGGGAAACCCGGCAATCGTCATGTTTCTCTTTGTAATCATCGTGGTGTTCTACATGCTATTTTCTTCTTTAGGCGACGGGCCTGCTGGGTCCGGGTCCGGGTCCGGGTCCGGGTCCGGGGGACTATTTAGCATGTTCTCATCCGCATCATCCGCATCATCATCATCATCATCGGGGTCGTCGTCGCCCGGAGGGATTGCGGGCGCTAACCCGCGGTTGACGCGCCTGTTTGAAATCCTCGTGTGGGCCATTTTCGTCGTGCTCATTTTCGTCAACGGGGCGCAGTACCTGTTCAACATTAACCTCACTGCCGAGGTGCGCAACTTGTTCTCAGAACACCCGGAAATCGACATCGCGGTCGAGCAGCCCGGCGGCAGCAACGGGATGCCCGTGATTAAAATGCAGAAACAGGTGTTCAACATCCCGGGCAACTACTACAACTACGACGACGCAAAAGCCATCTGCGACGCGTACGGCGCACGCCTCGCGTCCTACTCCGAGATGGAGGAAGCCTACAACAAGGGCGCCGAGTGGTGCTCGTACGGCTGGTCCGATAACCAGATGGCGCTGTTTCCCACGCAGAAGGACACGTGGCGCAAACTGCAGAAAATTAAGGGGCACGAGAACGACTGTGGTCGCCCCGGCGTGAACGGCGGCTACATTGATAAATCCGACACAAAATACGGCGTGAACTGCTACGGGAACAAGCCGCCAATGACGGCGGATGCCGCGAAACTCATGCAGCAGACACCCATTTACCCGAAAAACATGAACGACTTGAAACACCAGGAACGCGTGGACCACTGGCGGAACAAGATTTCGGAGATTCTCGTCGCGCCGTTCAACCACGAGGCGTGGAGCTTGATGTGAGGGGGACATGCGTCCCCCCTCAGACCCCCTCCGCGTGTGGGGGCAAGGGTGCATAAAATGATATTAATATTTAAGCTAACCCGTAATAATAGTCGTCAATGACCGTTTTGTTTTTAACACATCGACTCATTCTTGCTGCACACATGCCTTCCAACAACGCAGCATTTGCAATCGTGGGCCATGATCCCAGTAGTTGATGCGTAGTCGCCTCCCTCTTTTCCACTTTTTTGCCAGTGGTTGCCGAGAAGGATGCGTTGGCATTGTTTACATTCATTGTTATCGCATAATAATCTTCGCGCAACGACACACCATAATATCCTTCATTGTTTCCCTGGTCGGTCCACACGGTCGCTTTCAGCGCATGCGGCGACGCATTCAAATACGCTTTTATATCTTTCATGTCTAGAGCCTGTGTGTCAGACAACGCCAGTCCAATCGACTGTTTCCATTTCTGGTACTCTTTCAGCAGCACTGAATTTAAAACCTTGCCGCAGTCTGAAAATTGGCATCGTTCGAACAAAAACGTTTCCACATTCGGGCTCAAATTAGATGATGGATCGGGTGCATCCAATGCGTCATTGGACACTGCATGCATGATTTTTTTGTATTCAACTGTTTTCAGTTTCACACCAAGGTATCCGTGCACACCGCGAATGCGCTTGGCCTTAAATCGTACATCCAAATAGTTCTTCAGTGCATGAAACGTCTCTTTTGTCGGTTTGGTTTGACACCACAGTCGAAATCGTCCCTCCATGCTGACCGATGACTCTTCCACATCAGGGCGCACAATGCACGCCACTTTGATGAATTCGTTAAACTTCCGCGTCAGGTCGTCCTCTGGCAGCAGCACGTTTTCATACACCGACTGATTATCGGTCGCAGCCACGTCCAGTGCCTGTTTCTGTTTGGCCACGAGTTCCCGCAAGTCATTCAGTTCCAGAGCATGTTTTGCCACCGTTTTTTGCAATTCATGGTTCTCGGTTTCCAGCACCTCGTTCCGTTGCGCCATTCGGTTGAAATTGTCAATGCTGTATGTGCGCGAATGAATGATGTCGGCGATATGTTTCTTCAGTCGCTCAATCGTGAAATTCGTGCTGTCATATGCAATGATTTCGGTTTTGTTTTTGCCACACACTTCAATGCTGCGGATATGGCGCTTGATTTTCGGATACGTCTTGATCAGGTTCTCTATCTCCACCTTGTTTTGAACCCGGAAGGCGGCAACCAGCACGAAATTTTGGTATTTTTTGTGATGATCTATTAAGCGAGTGGAGAGATCATTCGTGTGGCCGAATTTGATAAGCTTCTCATTTTCGGCGTTCGTGTTGTCTATGGTTCCGAAATAGATACACTCCGTGTTCAACGGGAACTGCCCAATGATTGCTTGCTCCACGGCACGCTGCTTCTCTTTCTTCGTGGATTGGATGACGGAGTCCTTTTCTTGAATCATGGATTCTTTTTCTTGGATGACGGCGTTTTTTTGTTCCAGTTGTTGTTTGAGTTCATCTGTCTCTTCTTCCACAATTTGGTGCAAAACCTCTTCCATTTTCATATAATACTCGTGGATTTCAGATGCCTTTTTCGTCTGTGCCTTCAGACACAGCGACTTGAAACAACGAACGGTGAGCATGATGATTTGTTTGTTATGACCGCCATGACTTTTGGGAGCTTCTTGACTTGAATCTAGATTTTTGTAATCAACATCAATTTTGAAATGTTTTTCTAACAAAGTCGTTGCATTTACCTTTTGTTGAAATCCTAACCATTTCCACACATTGTCTAAATCAACGACGAAATCCATATTTTTGTCATAATTCAGGTAGCAATAAAAGCTACTCACAAACAATTGTTGCTCAAATCCAGTAAATGATTCCTGAATTTTTGTCAATAGTCGTCCATTGTATTCATGCGACAGTCGGGTGATGGGGTTTTTTTCAATGAGCTCAACAATGTTCAGCTCATGTTGTTGTTGGTGTAGTTGTGTTGCGGGTTCCATGGTGGTATGGTTTTATACTATGCATAGGCGGACTATGTTTAAGTTGTTTTAGATATTATGCTTTTAAAATCACAATACATGATTTGTAAAAGCAAATATTTGGTATGAAATGCGCTTTTATATTTTGAAAACGGGGTTTATACAATCTTGCTCCCGCAACCGCGGGAGCAAGATCATAATGACTTATTTCAAAGTGAATATCTTGCTTCACCCAAATGTGAATCGATATTGAAAAGCGCTTCACCAACTTGTGAAGCGAGATTAAAAAGAGCGCTCCCGCGGTTGATGGAGCAAGATTATTAATTTGCTCAAAGTAAAGTCTTGCTTTTGTCCCAACAAAAGCAAGACTTCACCATTTGGTCTTTTTGACGTTGATTTTCGGTCCCTGGCCCTTCTTTTTGACGTTGGCCGGGTCGTATCCCTCCTCCTCGTCGTCAGAGTTCATGTCTTTCGAAATCTCCCAGAATTCTTTAGAGCCCAGCTTGAATGGCCCGTGCTGCTGCGCCTTGTACCACGAAATCTGGTCCTGCAGCTTGTTCGATTTCACGTTGTTGTTGATGACGAGGCACTCGAAATTCTCGGTGCACTGGTCCATGACCTGGCAGAACGACTCGAATGTGGGGAACATGCCGGCATAGTTCTCGTAAATTCGCTTGCGGTTCGCGATGTAGGGTTCGCGCAGGATAAAAACGTAGTCGATATTGGTGCGCAAATTGGGAGGAATACCGAGCGGATATTGCATTGTGATGACTAACATTATCTTCCAATGACGCCCGTTCATAAAAAGTAAACGCATCATGACGTCCTTTGTCCAGCGGTTGTCGTAGAGGCAGTCGTCCAAAACGACGAACGTTCTGGGGTCGATGGACGATTTCTTGTACATTTCGATTTCCTTCTTCATTTGTTTGAGCACGGCCTTCTGGCGCTTGAGGATGTTTTCGATAATTGCGGTGTTGTACTGGTCGTGGATGAAGAGTTTAGGGACGTGTTCGCCGAAAAAGCCGTTGCCGGCCTCCGTCCCTGAAATGACGGTTCCAATGGGGATGTCCTGGTGGTAGTACATTAAGTCCTGAATGAGGAAACTCTTTCCGGTATCTCTGCGCCCGATGAGCACGATGACGGGCCCCTTATTCTCGTTCGGCCGGAAACTGATGGAGCGCATGTCGAATTTAGACAGTTCTAAATTCATTCTTTTGAAATTAGATAGAATATGAATATTGTGGGGAGGGGAGAGGTGTGCACGCAGTATGTATGTATGTATGTATATGAACCAAGCCGATATTTAATAATTGGAAACTAAACGATTAAAAATTAAAATTAAAATATTATGAATTAATATATAGTAATTCATAATAATAATAATAAATTAATAAATTTATAATGTCAGATGCACCAGTAGACACAAAAGCGGCAGCAGAAGCATCATTCGTCATCGCACCAGTAGACGCGAAAGCGGCAGTAGACGCGGAATCGGCAAAACTTGTAGCAAAGGCAGCAGAAGCGGCAGCAGAAGCGGAAGCGGCAGCAAAAGCGAAACTTGTAGTAAAGGCAGAAGAAGCGAAAGCGGTAGCAGAAGCAGACGCGAAAGCGGCAGCAGAAGCAGACGCGAAAGCAGCAGCAGCAGCAGTAGTCACCGCG